ACAACTAAATCTGTCTTTGTGTCTTTTTAACACATCTCCTTTTTTATAAATTCTTGCATAAGAATAGGTTGGATATAATTGATACCCCGTATGCTTTTCCATTACAGGTAAAACTTTTTGTAATAAAATTTCCATCGCGATGTCAGCATAATTAGAATAGGTTTCAGGAACTTGTTGATCATTCCACACACCCCACTCTTCTGTAAATTGAGAAATATATCGTTCATCAAAAAGTCTTCTTGCCACTTTTCTTTTTAATAAAAAATAATCTGAAACAAATTTAGCTAGTTCAGCACTAATTGCTTTTTTAATAACTACATATTTATTTTTTTTAAAACTCATTTTAAAAATAATTAAAATTAATATTTACTCTTCTAGTTGCATCAGTGCACAAACTACTTGAGTGTTCTTTACTAGGATCAAAAAATACCACTCGATTAGCTTTTGGTTTAACTGATTTTTTACCAAAATAAGTTAGACCATTATTATCATTTAAATATAAAAGACAGCCCTGGTGAGAAAAAGAATAGTCTTTGTGTGGTGTATGTATTCGTTTTTTATTTTGGTTTAAATGTAAATTTGCTTTTATTCTTATAATACTTTTACATTTAATTTTTATTAAAAAATCTTTAAATAAAGGGAAGTAAGAACTAGATACTCCATAATCATAATTCTTTGAAAGATCATTAAAAATATTATGTCTAAAATAAAATTTATCTTCAGAATCACTTTCACTCGTTATATAAGAATTGTAATACCAGGGAAAATAATCCTTAAGAATTTGTTTTTGTATTTCTTTGAAATAGTCTTTATCTAAAAAATTATCTTTTACTTCAACCATCTTTAGCCATTCCTTTTATTAATTTTACTCCATCGTTTAAGATTAAATCTCCGACTGTTTTATTAACCCATTCGGTTCGGTCAAAATGAGTCGTTTGAGGAAGGTTTTTTTCGTACCATTTTGGCTCAGGAATTTTTTTTAAATTCCACGCCCAATAGGATCCATCTTTAAAGCGACATACATAACCCGGAATTTTATCTCCACAATTCTTAACAAGAAAATCATATTTTATTTTTTCTATTAAAGAACCATTAAACCGTTCGGGGGTATATGCTTCTCTATTTTTTAATTCCATAACATAATGTTTATTATGTACATCAATAGGATCCATTGGATCACTTGTTTTATTAATAGGATCCGATGAAAATATAGAATCATTTAATTCGTGAATCATTTGATCTTGGGTTTTATACCAACTCATTTTTTTTCTTCCTTTTTTTTCATTGATCTGTCTTTTGAGATGCTAGTAGGAACAGCTTGTATGTTCCAATGAATAAATCTAAAAGGGTCTAACCCATAATCTACAGGATATTGATGGGGTGTATATCCAGGAATAATAACCATTGTTCCAGGTAAAATTTTATAATGCACACTTTCGTTAGCAAATGTAATTTTACTTGGATCTTTTTGAGGAAGTCTTGTCATTGAAGCTCCTTGTCTCGGATCGTGTAAAACAGGTAGTGATGTTCGTTCAGAACATTTTAAAAAATAAAACCCTGAGACGTGTTGATTCCAATGAACGTGAGTATTGTGATGGCCACCTCCTTTTTTACTAAATTCTTGTGCCCAACATTCAGTAAAGTGCAAACTGTGATCACTAATATTAAAACCACACCAATCTAAAAATTCATAACTTCTTGCACCAATAAAATTCACAAAGTCTTTAGCTTTAGGATCACCATTAAAAGATTCAGTATGATTTGATCCTCCAAAATCATCCACCTTACTTTTAAATTTTTTATTTCTTTCTTTATTACTTTTGTTCACAACTGTTTTTTGAGTATGTTTTAAATAACCATCAGTTAATTTTAACATCATCTTTAGAAAGTGAGGGGCTTGTGCACTCCACACAGGCGTTCCAAAATATTGTGAACTATTAAACTTTATATTACTTTCATTATTTGTTCCTTGCATATTATTTAAAAGGCCAACCTAGGTTCCAATTCACTAGACTATACCTTAATCCTTTCGTTACGGGTTTAACTCGATGCCACACAAAACTAGGAAAAACAATAATCGAGCCTTTAGGGGTAATTTCCTTTGCGATTTGTGGCTTTCTTTTTTTATCAGGGTCGTTCTGTCTAAAATCAAACTCTAACTCTCCACCTTCATATTCTTTAGGATCAGTTAATTGAACAACGTTAGACAATTTTCTAATTTTTCCTTTGGTTGGACCTTCTTCTGCATAAGGTTTATCCCAGCTATCACAATGCCAATCATAATATTGGCCTTTTTTATAAATTGTAAATTGACACGACTCTGTCCAATCCCATTGAAAATTCCATCCTGCCATTTCATTGGCCATCCGAACATAAGGTTGTATTTCTCTATAAATCCAACGATCATTAAACCAACAGATATTAGAATCTCTTTTCTTTTTTAAATCTTTTAATTCTTTTTTCGTTAAAGGTTGTGCTTTTAAATTTCTATCTCTTCCCAGTCCACCCGTAATGGCTGTATCTTCTTTAATAGATTTGCCATATTTAATAATCATATCGCAAATTCTATGAGGAATAGCATTAGCCCAATAATAATAATAGTTTGTTAAGTTCATTTAAATATACTCATAAGTCGTGGTTAAAATAACATTCATCTGTTTAGATTTATTAGGAGAAATAAAATATTGTTGAGTACTAGGAAACATTACAAAAGTATTATTGTTTAAAGGAAGATGCCACATTCTTCCTTTTCTTCGGTTATCATCATATTCAATAACAACACCCGTAGAATCTTTTCCCACATCTACTCCATAGATAAAGGTATAGTCGGGAGCATTTTTTAAATCCACAGGATCAACTGTATTTCTTGAAAAAGACTTTTGATTATATTCATAAATATTTCCCCAATTTAATTTAGGAATTAATGTTTTATGATAGTTTCCATTAAAATGATCTCTAATATAATCTTGTAGCCATTGATGAGCTTGAGAATATTCTAATTGATAATCAACATAAGAATAATCTCTAATATTATCACTAATTCTTTTTTCTTTAATCAAAGAGTCTAAGATACTATTTTTAAGAGTATCTCTTTTAATTTCAAACCCTTGAGGCGTATCAATAGGGCCATAATATAAATCTATTTCGGATAATACTTTCTTTTGCATACCTACTAGGTATGTAATTTAATTTGATAGAAATGTCAATATGATTGAAAAGATTTGATCTAGATCAATTATCTAGCCGTTTTGTCCCAAGCACCAGAAGACTCATTCCATACATATGTATGAGTGAGTTCTTCGCCACCTGTTAATGCAGGTGCATCTCCTATTGGAGATTGCCATCTTGCTTCTGAAGTATTAAGAACCCAACTATTGTGAGGTTTTTTACCAATGAAAATATCGTTATCTTCATCATAAATCATCCCAATACCCGCATAATTACCTCTGACTGCTTTAGAGTTATCTCCAGATTTGTGAGTGTTTCTTGTTGTGTTATACGATGTTTTTTTCCAAAGTGGCCAGTTATGGATTCTTTCCAAAAACTGTCTTCCTACTTCTTCATCTTCAACACCATCAGCATTCATACAGTCACTGTCGTTTACAACGTGAACGGCGATAACCTTATTGTTTGCTCCTAATTTTGCGAAATGTGCCATAATGTTTCTCCTTATATTATACTTATTTTAAATTGTAAATCCATAATTATTTATTGATATCTGTACCTTAAAATTACTACTCCTGATCCACCATTACTACCAGCGGTATTACAAGAAGGACTTCCACCTGCTCCACCACCGCCACCAGTATTGGCAGTTCCTGCAACAGAAGCTGTATTGGGTCCCATTCCACCAGTTCCACCACCCCCAAGACCGCCTGCTGGAGCTGGGGTAGGATTTACTCCACTTCCTCCACCGCCTCCACCTCCATAAGAATTAGAAGGAGTTGGTCCTGGTCCTTTAATAGCTGTTGTTACACCTGCTCCACCTGCTCCACCTTTTCCACAAGATCCACTTGCTGGTGCTGGTGTTCCTGTAGGAGTACCTGCTCCACCAATGCCAACTGCACCTGCTCCACCACCGCCACCACCGCCTGGTTGATCTTCTTCTGATCCACCACCCCCATTATTTCCTTGAGGAGGACTTACGGGAGGGGTATTCCCAAGTCCACCTGGAGCTGGCCAATAAGGAGCGGGAGTTGCTGTTGCTCCACCTCCTCCTGAACCACCTGTAGCTCCTATATAAGGAGAAGTATTCAATGAACCTCCTCCACCACCTGCTGATGTTATTGTACTAAAAACTGAATTGACTCCTGAACCTCCATAAGTAGGAGAACCAGGACTTGGAGTGATTCCAGCTCCACCGCCTCCAACTGTAATAGGGTAGGTACTTGCTGTTACTGTTATTCCTGTTGCTGCTGCTAAAGGAGATGCAGTATAAGAATCAACGGTACTTTTACCTTCTCTAAATCCTCCAGCACCACCACCACCGCCACCTGATCTTGATCCTCCAGCTCCTCCTGCTACTACTGCATAAGATACTGAATTGTAGGGTGAAGAACCAGAAAGTGATGTAACTTGAAAACACCCATTGCCTGTAAATGTATGAATTTTGTAATTTCCAGAAGTAGTGATAGTTCCACCAGTCGCAGTCATAAAACTTAGTCCTGTAACATCACTTGTTGAATCTTGTACTGATTTCCACCCTTGAGTTCCATCAATATAAACCATTGTAACGGATTGACCGTCGGTAGCTAATTGTGCATCATTACAAGAGCCATTAATTTTTGATGAATTTCTTCCTAGAGTAACTGACTTACAAGCTGTTGCCCAAGTAGATTTGTAATCAGCTACAGAAACTATGTCTCCTGCTGATGGACCTGCAGGTAAGGTAACTGTTACTGCACCACCACAAGTGTTTACAAAATAACCTTTTCCACTTACAGCTGTAAGTGGACTTGTTTTAACTGTTGTACACCAGTCAACTGTACCTGTTCGTCCGAAACCTGTTTGTGAAGCACACGCACCTAAAGCGATCGTATCTCCAGATTCTCCTAGAGTGACTGTTGTTCCTGATCTTGGTGCGATTGTGTTTACTTTAATTTTACTCATTAGACGATTACCAATGTTCCTGTTACGGTTATTGTTCCGGGAATAGTAATGGGTCCTGCGAGAACTCCATTCTCTACTGTTTGTGTTCCATCAATTGTTGCCGCTTGATTGGGTATAAATTCATTAGGGCTATATTGCCCTCCTATATATTGGATTCCATTAATTACTGCCGTCATAATTCTCCTTACGAACTAATTGTGTCAATGTACGA